TTTCTAGTTAAAAGAAGGTGAATTAAGTCAGATTTAATTTGCTGAGACTCTAATTGGGTAAGTTCTAAAAAATCACCCCGTCTTGAATCTCTGAAAGGAAAGTTTATTCCATATGTTACTCCGTTCGCCATAAAGATAAATATAAGACCCTTGTTTTTCCTTATAAATAGCCATAAATAAAAAATCCCGATATATATCGGGATTAATTAATTTAATTAAGAAGAACAACCAAAACAATCAATTTCAATTCCTTCAGGTTTTGGAGGTAAATTCATACTACTGTAATCTATTTTAGGAACTTCCACATTTGTTTTTGGTGTCTTAACCTTAGATAAGTCCAACGCTAAGTGTTTAGCTCCAGTTGAAATCGCCTTAGTCCTTACATAATAACATAATGTTTTCAAACCTTTTTCCCACGAGTGAAAGTGAGATGATGTAATTTTAGACAACGTAGGATTCGACATATATATGTTCATAGACTGAGACTGGTCAATAAATGGTGCTCTATCCGCCGCCATATCAATTAACTCTCTCTGTGATATTTCCCAAATTGTTTTGTACTTTGGAATTAGATGTTCAATTCTTTTAACCTTTTTGTTGTAGTTTTTGTCTTCAGTATCGAGGTATTGATTGAAGTTAATATTTTGTATTGAACCTTCATTCAAAATGATTTCATTCTTCAAATCTTCAGACCAAATACCAATTTTTTCAAAGTCATTAATCAAATACTTATTTACAATCAAAATTTCACCCCCAACAACTCTTCGGTTGAAGAGTGCCGAGTGAGCAGGTTCAGTCATCTCGAAGGACCCTGTAATCTTAGCAGATGACGCAACTGGCATCTGAGCGGTAAACAATGAATTACAAACTCCAAATTCTTGTACATCTTTTTTCAATGTATCCCAATCTAAACTCAAATCAGAAGACTCAACTCCCCACATATCAAATTGGAAAATACCTTTTGACATTGGAGAACCTTTGAAGAATTCGTAAGGGTGTCTAATTCCTTTCTTACACAAATCATTACTTTCAGTAATTGACGCAAAATAAATCGCTTCAAATATTTTTTTGTTCAAGTCCTTAGCCTCATCCGAAGTGAAAGAATAGTCCATTAAACAAAAAACATCTGCAAGTCCTTGAACTCCAATAGCAATTGCTCTTTGTTCAAGTCCACCTTTTAATCCTTTTGCAGTTGAATAACTATTTTTATCGATAACATTGTTCAACGCTCTAACGGTCTTTCTTACTTCATGAATTAGTAATGTATAATCAAATTTACCTTCAACAATAAAGTTCTTCAACACAATAGAAGATAGTGTACAAATTGCAGTTGTCTCCTCATCAGTAAATTGATAAATTTCATTACATAAGTTAGACTGTTTAATGACACCGATATTTTGATGGTTTGTTTTTCTGTTTGCACTATCCTTAGCACATAAGTATGGAACACCAGTTTCAACTTGAGATTCAATTACTTTACTCCAAATCTCCTGAGCCTTTACCTTTTTACCAATACCAGCATCAATTGCAAGTTGATAATTTTTCTCATACTCCTCACCATAACACTCTTGTAACGGTTTAATACCCTCTTTAAGAATATCATTAGGACAGAACAAATACCATTCTTCGTTATTCTTAACCGCTCTCATAAAGTTATCAGGAATCCATAAGGCAGTGAACAAGTCTCTTGCTCTTAATTCTTCCGCACCTGTATTTTTCTTGATATCCAACAAGTCCATAATATCTTTATGCCATGGTTCTAAGTAGATAGCGGCACTACCAGGTCTTCTTCCCTGTTGATTAAAGAATCTTAATGATTCATTAACAATCTTCAAGTACTTTAATAGACCACCAGCAAATCCTCCTGAAGATTTAATACGACTTTCTTTACTTCTAATATTAGACATAGACAATCCAATACCCGCAGCATCTGAAGAATAAGTTGAAATATCATTCAATGATTTTAGTAATCCATCTCTTGAGTCTGAGTTGTTATAATGTAACACACAAGAAGCTAACTGAGGAACTTTAGTACCAGAGTTAATCATGATTGGAGTTGCCTTGGAAATACGTTGACTTGACAAAGATTCATAATAATCCATCGCCTCTTCAAAAGTGTTTGTTACCCATAGAGCAACTCTCATATACATGTGTTGAGGTCTTTCAATTACTTTACCTTCAGGTGTTTTTAACAAATACATTTCCTGTAAAGACCTCCAAGCAAAGTAATCGAAATTGTAATCATTTTCGTGATTAATCACTTCATCAATTTTACTTGGTCCATATTTTTCAATAATAGACATAAGGTCATCATGTACAACACCGTCAACATGTAACGTATGCATTGTATTTGAAAAACTCGGGTCAGTTTCTTTGTGGTATGAAGAAATTGCTACGGAAGATGCTAGTCTTGAATAATCGTAGTGACTACCAGTATAAGCCGCGGCAATCTCGTACACAAGTTTATCCAACTCCTTAGTTGTTATATTTCCTTCAGTAGGTACTGACGTAATCACTTTGATAAAAATTTCATCAGAGTTGACATTCAATCCCTTTGCAGCTCGTTTAATCCTGTTATAAATTTTTTGAGGGTTGAAAGACTCTCCTTCCCCCCCTCTTTTTTTGATTTTTAATGACATCATAAGTATTAAGATATTAAATTAAAAGTCAGAATCAAATGATATTGTCTCATTCAATTTCGCTTTTTGGTATTCCATTGTTCTTGACTCGAAAAAGTTACCTTTGGTCTCAACGGCAATTTGTTCCATAAACTTGAATGGTTGTTCTACGTTGAATTCTTTTTTACATCCAAACTTAACCAACAGACCATCAGTTACGAACTCAAGATATTGTTTCATCAAGTTAGAGTTCATACCAATTAGTGACACTGGTAGAGATTCTGTAATAAATTCTTTTTCAATCTCAAGTGCCGATAATAGAATTTCTTTAATTCTTTTTTCACTTGGTTTGTTTTCCAAGTGATTGTTCACCAAGTGAATTGCGAAGTCACAGTGTAGGTTTTCATCTTTGAAGATTAGACTGTTTGCATTACTTAGTCCTTGCATAATACCTCTTGACTTCAACCAAAAAATTGAACAGAATGACCCTGAGAAAAAGATGCCTTCAACCGCAGCAAACGCGACAAGTCTCTCAGCGAAAGTTGAGTCTTCAATCCAATCGAACGCCCATTTAGCTTTCTTCTGTACTGCAGGTAGATTATCTAATGCTGTGAAACACAATTGTTTTTCCTCTTCGTTTGAGATGTAGGTATCAATCAATAGTGAATACATCAAACTGTGGATATTCTCCATCATCAGTTGAAACCCGTAGAAAAACTTTGCCTCAGGATACTGTACTTCCTTCAAGAAATTTTCTGCAAGGTTTTCATTTACAATACCATCCGAAGCTGCGAAGAATGATAAAATATTCTTTATAAAATATTGTTCATTTTCGGTTAGGTTATTCCAATCTCTAATGTCATTTGTTAAATCGACCTCTTCCGCAGTCCAAAATGCTGCCTGATGTTGTTTGTAAAATTCCCAAATGTCATCATGTTGAATTGGAAAAATGACAAATCGGTCGGGATTCTCTACTAAAATTTTTTCCATAATTAATTAATTGTTTTTTTATATTGTTTGTCTTTGTTGTTCATCTTTTTGTTTTCTCTTCTCCATCAACTCCTTAACTCTGTCTCTCTTCTTCTCTTCTTGTTGTTCTTCGAAACCTAAGAATGTAACCGAACTTTCCGTATCGATTTCCAATAGTTCGTTGTTGAATTTACAATTCTCGAATACAACTCCGTCTTTACCTAAACGAGATTTTGTTATCGCTATCGTAGCCAAATGTAATTCTTTTTGTTGAAGAGTTTTTGCCACCGTAATGATTACGTGTCCAACTTGAGCTTTCTTAATTGACCCACCCATTTGGTCTGTTGTTACAACCTCAGCAGAGATAGAACTTCTATTACCCTGTGTTGCAGTCCAACCAACCAAATCAAGTTCGTGACACATCGCCTCAAATCCTCTCATTACCGAACCTTCCGCTTTCCATTCATCTCTCGATGTTGACTCAGGTAATACACAATCGATATAATCCATCAGAATCATATCAATTTTATTTCCATCAGCGATGATTTTTCTAACTTGGTTTTTGATTTGATTCATCGTCATAGTATCCGATGCCAATTTCTTCAACACAAGTTTGTTCTTCATAGTTTCTTGTATCTCAGTAACCTTACTCATTACATCTTCTCTGTGTTTCGATAACTCGTCAGGTGGTATACCCGTCCAAATCGTGAAGTGTTTACGTTGAACAATTTTGGGGTTGTCTTCAAAGAATACCTGAAGGACATTGTATCCCAAGTTAAACGCTGTGTTTGCAATCTTAGTTAAGATAGTAGTTTTACCAACACCAGTTGGTGCAAGGATTACACCTATCTCACCCTTAGCTAAACCACCTTTAAGTAGTTTATCAATACCTGGTATACCCATAGGTATCGGATGTCTGTAGTCCTCATCTAACACGGTATCTAAACCTGAGAAAATATCCGTTTGACCTTTCTCAATTTCACCGACTTGTAACGCCTCTCTAACCAACCCCTCCACTTTATCATAAGACTCAAAATCTCCTTGTGTAATAATTTTTTGAGCCTTGTCCATCGCCTTCTGAAGTTCTTGTTGTTTACAGAACTTCAATGCTTTTTCTTGAACGAATTGTGTTCCTTCGAATGGAGCTTCCTTAACTTGTTTTAGTGTATCCAAAACAATTTTAGCAACCAATTCTTGAGAAACTTCAGACTTAATGATTTGTTCGAGAGTTTCAAAGTTGGGAGTTGATTCATACTTCACATAGTATTCCTTAATCATCTGTAATATGATTTTGAAATACTTGTTATCGAAGTAATTTGACTCGATGACATCAAGAATAGATGATGAAAAATCTTTATCTACCACTATCTGATTCAATAATTGAATCTGGAAAGTGTTCCCTAAGTAATCGAAATTTTTGTTCATATATTGTATTGCTCCCCTGTGTATTATTAAATACTCACTTACTCAAATCAAAATCCAAATATTGATAAGATAATCTTTGTTCTGAAAAAATGTCAGTTAATTCTCTGAGAATGTCTTTCAAAAATGGTCGTACGTCAACGGTATAACGAACTTTGGGTGGAAAATATTTTCCATCAAAAATTCTATGACAAATTGTCGTGTCTCCATTTTTTACGAAAATGTTGAATATCTCTGGTCCATCAGTATAAGAGGTATCCATAACTGAAGGGTCATGCATAATTGATTCACTATTATCCGTCATGTAAATAACAGTTTTCATTTTCAAGTGATATTGTAGATCTTCTTTAATGTCATTAATTAAATCATAAAATTCAATTGAGTTTTTTGCTGTCGGATTATAACCTCTAACATTGAAATACCTTTGAACAACAATATTGTCGTTAAGGGTTAGAAGAAATTCCATTTTGGTACTGTCTTGCTCTTTCATAAAG